CCAAAGGACGGGGTAAGAGCATGGAAATTATTGCTGAACAGATATCAGTGGAAGATATTGATAGTATCAATGAAGCATTACAAGCACGTCTTGAAGAAGCTGGCATTGATGAAGCCGAAGTGCTAAAGAAAGCCCGTGAAGACCTAGTTCTTTGGGATGGATATTTTGGTGAAAACGTAACACGTGGCAAAGACGACATGAACTTTGTATTGCGTGACCAATGGTCTGCTGTTGAACGTTCAGAGTTTAGCCGTTTATTTAAACCCGCCATGACATTTAATAAACTATATGACACTACCAAAAAAGTAGTTGGAGAACAAAGAAAAAACAAACCAGACTTAATGGTACGATCGTTAACAGGGAAATCGACACAAAAACAAATCGATCTCCGCGCAGATTTAGTAAGAACGATTTCATACCAATCACAAAACGATTTAGTCTATCAAACAGCATTTAAGCAAGCCCTTATGATGGGTTATGGTGCATTTGAAATATGCCTAGATTATGAGAATCCAAAATCATTTAATCAAGTTATTCGTTATGAATTAATTCCAGATGTTACGCGAACATCCTTTGACCCAACCGCCATGAAGCCACATAAAGGTGATGGTAACTTTTGTGCTAGACAATATGTCTATACAAAAGAAGAATTTTATGCAACATATCCATCGGTTATGAATCCAATATCTTATGCTGATCCACGATCACTATTGGATTTCCAATGGGAAACAAGAGATACAATCGTTGTATGCAAATATAGCCGTAAAGAATGGTTTCCCGTTAAATTATTTTTGTTATCAGATGGCCAGACAGTCACAGAAGATGAATGGGCTGATATGCAAGATAATATTAAGATGCAAAATGACCTAGCTGATTCATCAGAAATTGTAGGCGATATTATTCGCAAAAACATACCAACAATTGTTGGTGAACGCATGAGTAAAGACTACAAAATTCGTCAATATGTACTCACACAAAATCAAATCATTGAATTTACAGACTGGCCATCAAAATATTTGCCTTTAATATTTGTTGATGGAGATTCCAATTTTATTAATGGACAACAATATACTCGTTCATTCATCCATGAAGCAAAAGATGCACAGAAATTTGTTAACTATGTGGGTTCAGAAGTAGCGGCTGAAATTAAGAACAGACGCCGTGAACAATGGATGGGCACACCTGATAACATTCTTGGAAACGAGCAAATGTGGCGTAACCCTGAATTGCAAAACGGTATTCTTATTGCAAAACCCGATCCAAAAACTGGTGCTATGCCAAGCAAATTGCCTCCATGGGAACTATCAAATTCACTTTTGCAACAGTATCAACGCGGTTGCCAAGACATGCGTGAGATTCTTGGGTTCTCTGAGAACGAAGCACTAGCTGGGCATGATATGTCTGGGAAAGCACGGCGCGAACGTAAACTTGAAGGCTCAATGTCGGCTTATGTATATTTTGATAACTTAAACCAAGCCATTGAACAAGGTGGGCGTGTTGTATTGGATTTGTTACCTGTGATTGCTGGTGAACAAGAGCGTCACATGGTTGTATCAAAATCTGATGGACGTACCGACTCTATTACCTTAAATAAAATTGTTGGTGAATCAGATAATGGTGAACCCATCAAAGATAATACATTAGAAGGTGGGGATTATGACATTGAAATCGATACTGGCCCAAGTTTTGCAGTGCAAAAAGACATTGCATTGGAGTTCTTCCAGCAAACATTGCAAGCGAATCCTCAAACATTTCCGCTTATCGCTGATTTGTGGGCTAAAAATCTCGATGTACAATACATGCCGCAAATTGCAGAGCGGTTTAAAACTCTTGTGCCACCTCAAATACTTGCTAAAGAAGAAGGCAAACAATTGCCTCCACAACCTCCAAGCCCTCAAGAACAAATGGCTCAAGCCCAATTGCAACAACAACAGCAAATGATGGCCATGAATGAGCAGAAGATGAAGATTGAAGAACAACAACTTATGGAACGCGCAGAAGAGTTGCGCATCAGAAAGGAAAAACATCTTCTTGAACAAGCTGAAATGATTCTAAAGGCACAAGAAATGCAAGAGAAAATGGGTCTTGAGAAGCAAAAAATTAAAGTTGAGCATGGGAAGTTATTGCTTGATGCTGATAAAGCTGAGAAAGATTTCTCATCTAAGTTGGCAAGCGTGTTAAATGATATTCATAAGCATAATAACCCACGTCAACGGTAACTATTTTTAGAATCCTATATATGGGGTTTTATTTTGAACTATGAGGTCTATAATTTACAGTAACGCAAGAAGGATTCTTGCTGGGTTTCAGGCCTACCGTATGGTCTAGGGCACAAGCGTGTCGAATGGAGAAGAGAAGTCATGGACGAAGATCAGAATGCTTTAGCTGAACAAGTAAGCGGTGATAATGAAGATGTTGAGAATGGTGGCGTTGGTCCAGGTGACGTTGAAGAGCAAGGTGCTTCTGAAACAGACCAAGGATTTGCAGAACAGGACGATCCCTACGGCGTAAAGAAGCGGTTGGGTATGCAAGCCAAGAAACACCAAAGAGAAATGCGCCAAATGCAAGAGCATTTGATGCGAATGCAAGAACAACTCGGCGGTGATAGTGCCAATCCTCAACAATCAGCATATAACACCAATCCTTATCCATCACCTGGCCAGCCTAACCCGCCAGCCATGTCGGAAGAGGAAAAAATACAAAAGGCAGTACGCTTTGCGCTCGGAGCTAAGGAACACGAAGAGCAACAAGCTAAGGCAGCCGAAAGACAGGCTCATGTGCACAAACAGTATCAACGTTTGAATGATGAGTTTGATAAGGCTTCCGATAAGTACGATGATTTTGACGATGTAGTAAGAGGCGATGATGTTCCTTTTACTCCACATGTGCGGGATGCACTGTTACTCGTTGAGAATCCAGCCGAAGTAGCTTACCGATTAGGCAAAAACAAATCTGAACTCGAAAGAATTTCACGACTCCATCCCTTAGATCAAGCACGTGAAGTGAATAAGTTGTCATTTTCTCTGATGGGCGGTAATAGCGGTAAAACGCAAAGCCCTACTAAAGCTAACCCTTTAGGAACAGTTAGAGCAAATCCAGCCCATTCATCCACTGCTGTTACGGACAAAACTCCGCCATCTGTTATCAGAGCGCGGATGAAGGCTGGCACATGGAAGTGAGCCAAGGGTTTTAAGGATAAGACTCTCAGAAACTCTTGGACACTGCCAGGTGCTATTTAAAGGATTAAATGGAGACCTAGCAAATGGCTAACCAATTTATTACAACCGACTTAGTGTCGAATACAGCATTGGCAATGTTTGCCAACAATGCTCCCTTTGTAATGACTGCTTCTCGTATTTACCAAGATGACTTCGTGTCTTCTGGTTATAAGATTGGCGATACATTACAAGTTCGTAGACAAAACCATTTCATCGTAGGTGACGGTTCTGTTGCAACGCCACAATCAATCATTGAAACGGTTGAAAGTATTGTTGTAGCGCACCAATACCACGCGTTGATTGCCTACACCATCCAAGACTTGTCATTAAGAATTGAAGACTTTTCTCGTCTATTTATTGCTCCTGCTATTCAGGAAGTAATTACTCAGATGGAAAAAGACATCGCTTCTGCTGCTGAACAAGAATTGAACTTCTTTACAGGTACAGCGGGCGTAGCAATTAACTCCTTCACCACTGTAGATACCGCTGGTGCTAAATTGCTTGAGCAAGGTGTGAACATCGCATCTGATGCTTATATGGCAATGACAGTACGTGACGGTTCTAGCTTAAAAGGTGCGTTGTTAAACAATTTCACTCCTGTATTTAACGAAGACATCGTTCGAAGCTCTGCAATTGGTCACTTGTCCTATTTCGACATTTTCCAATCTCAGAATATCAAGCGTCATACAGCAGGTGCAGGCCCACGCCTTCATTCTTCTGATGCATTGCTTGTTAACGGTGCTGTTTCTTCTGGTAACACCATTGTTATGGACGGCGCAACTATATCTGTTACTGATTACTTCGTAGTTGGTGATGTGATTTCCATTGCTGGTGTTCAATCCGTTAACCCTGTAGGTCGTGCTGCTACTGGTCAAGACATGCAATGGGTTGTTACTGCCAATGCAAGTTCTGATGGTGCTGGTAATATCACTGTTCTCGTTAGCCCAAGCATTATCTCTGATACTGCTAATCCTAACCGTAACGTAAGCAACGCTGTTCCAAACAACGCTGCTGTCACTATGGTTGGAAGTCATAACGTGAACGTGGCTTATCCTAGCCGTGGCTTAGATATCGTTTGTCCTCCGCTTTACAAGTTGCAAGTTCCTTATGCTTCTGTTGCGGTTGACCCTGAAACTGGTCTGTCTCTTGCTGTTACTCAAACAGGTGACATTCTTGGTTATCAGAACTACATGCGTATTGACTTGTTGTGCGGCTTTAAGTGGCATCAACAATACGCCGTTCGTGTACTGTCTTAAGGAATTGCCCGATGCTAACTTGCGTATATCACCCAATCGATGACTTTAGGGTCGTTGAAGAAGATGAAGCAGACCGCCTGATGGCATCGGGTGTCTGGTTTGACAGCCCGATAAAGGCAAAAGAATATCGCGCGAAAGTAGAAGATGAAATTAAGAATGAGGCAGAGGCAGAAGTGTCAAAGCCCAAACCTAAGGGGAAATCAAATGAAAGATAACAAGATGGTTCAGTCAAACAATGCGTTTGTTAAAGCCGAACAACAAAAGATGAAAAAGCGTATGGGCGATAGACCTGGTGCACCTGCTGAAATGAAGCATTTTAACGCATTCATGAGCAATGATGGTGAAAATGCTAAAGAGTCTGCACGTAAACTTTGTTCAGGATTAGATGACGCGTTTCCTTTGAAATAAGTCTATGCAATCGACATGTCATCACGATGTGTCGATTTTTTATGATTTGTTCAACATAAGGAACGGCCATGGCTCAAGTATTGAGGACTACCAATGAGTTAATTATTAACTCGCTATATCTTCTTGGTGAATTAGGTGTTGGTGAAACCCCTGATGCATTCATGCTATCGTCTGGCCTTGAACTTATAAACGAGCTGCTTGATAAATTCGCAGCAGACAGTATTTATGTTCCTTATTTAACCGAATTAAGTTTTAATATGGTAGCAGGTCAAGGTACTTATACCGTATCTGATATGATTCCTGCTGATGTCTCATCCGATAGAATTATCGACCTATCCTTTGCAAATTACACAGTTCCTAGTGCTGGACAAGGCATTATTTACCCTATGCAAATCATTAATAAAGCGCAATATTATGGTGTTACGCGCTTATTACCATTGCAAACAAGACCTGGGTTTATATTCCTTGATAAGCAGCCACTAGAAAGCCTAGTAACAATTTATCCGCAACCAGACCAACCCTACCCTTGCTTGCTTGGCGTAAAAGTCATGTTAAACAAGTTAATAGCCAATCAAAGCCTTGATGAGCTGCCTCCTTTTTATTATGGGTTTTTGAAATACTGCTTGGCGCGTAAATTCTTATCTTATTATCCATCAGGAAATTGGCCTGATACGGCTGAACAAGAGTATCAAGATTATTTTAGTACCATTAAAAATGCCAATGAGACCGATTTGACCGTAAGGCCATCGGCAATATTAAGCAGACCAGAGCCGTTCTACTGGCAAAACATTTTGGCGTACTAACATGCGGAAAGACTATGACCTTGTTGGCAGTTATGACAACCAACGTGTTAGCACGATTAACGCTGAACGCACTGTAAATTTATTTGAGTACTTAGATCCAAATGGTAAAAGACCCAAGGTATTACTTTCAACGGCTGGCTTGGTTAATGCCAATCTTAATTTTGGTGCGGAAACAGGCGGGGCAAGAGCGACATTTGTTTTTGATGATGCTATATATCAGGTTTATGGAAGTTCTGTATATCGTACAACGGGTTCAACGGGATTTCTTTCCACTTCTCTCATTGGGAATCTTACAACGACTACTGGATATGTTGGTGTCGATGCTAATACCTATCAGGTAATTTTTGTTGATGGTCAACAAGGATGGATTTGGGATATTAATGCTCTAACATTTACCCAAATAACGGATACTGGATTTCCAGCAAAGCCTATTGATGTGTGTTATTTAGACGGATTTTTCTTGGTTGCAAATGGCGATACGAATACATTTCAATTGTCATTAATTAATCAAGGTATGGTTTGGAGTGGCGGAACAGGCACATTTACAGCCGATGCTGGAACAGACATATTAACGTTAAGTATCAGCAATGCTAATTTCGCAACAGGTGTTCCTGTTACCGTATCAACAACAGGAACATTACCAGCACCATTGGTTGCAGGTACGACTTATTATGTGATTAGGGTTGGTTCGTCCACTACCAACCCTGGCACTATAAAACTTGCAACCTCTTACGCAAATGCAATTGCCAATATTCCTATTGATATAACATTGGCAGGCGCACCAACAAACACTATCCTTGTTTCAGGGCAAGTGCAGTTGGGAAGTATTACTTCTCATCCTGGAACAATCGTGGGATGTAGAACCCTACATAGACGCATATTTTTATTCTCTCAAAACTTCACCGAAGTATGGGAAAACGCAGGTCTTGGTACGAACCTACCATTTAGGCGCAACAACTCATTACTTATGGAAGTTGGCACTCCGGCATTAGGTAGTATAGTCGTAGGCTTTGACCGCATGTTCTTTTTGGCTCAAGACAAGGATGGACTTGCGGGTGTGATGGAAGTGCGTGGTACGGAGTCAATACTTGTAAGCAACAGAGCCTTAGATTTTCAACTAGCACAGTATGCAGCCGACCCAGACAAAGGGGTGGCTGATGCAAGAGGCGTATTGATTAAAGAAAACGGCCTGATTTTTTATCGCCTAAACTTCACATTAGCCAATCATACGTTTGTATTGAACGTGTCAATGAGCACGGCAGAATCACCTAAGTGGCACGAAGAAGAAGTGCTTAATGGAGATAGGCATCCTGCCCAAACTCATGCTTATTTTGATGGTGTGAATTATTACGGCTCTTATAACAGCCCCATATTTTATATTGTAGACGACCAATCGCCTACTAATGATGGTGAAACCATTCGAAGAATGCGTATAGGTCGGCAAATGTCACCAGAAGGCTATAACCGTTTGCGTATTGATAGATTCCAGGTGGATTTGTTGCAAGGTGCATTAGATATTGATGATTTAATTGAAATAGAGCTTGCTGCCGAAGATGAAGAAATCATCACCACTGAATCAAGCATTGATATTATTTTAGACCAAGAAATAAATATTGGCGGCGGACAGCCTACAGTATTTTTAGCCATATCACGCGATGGTGGGCAAACGTATGGTAATTATTTGCACGCAACGATGGGTAAAATCGGTGAACGAACCCATAGAACCGTCTGGCGAAAACTTGGCACAACTCCAAGAGGCCAAGGGTTTATTCCAAAGATTGAGTTCTTTAATACGATCCCTTTTGTGGTTTTAGGTGCAGCTTGGGATTTTGAAGTATTACCGGAGTAATTAATGGCACGTGATTTTGATAATTTTCCAACATACGATCCAGTAATTAAAGATCAGGTGTATCTTAGTAATGTTTGGTCTGATTTTATGGCAACATTTATTGAGTCATTACGTGAATATTTATCGCAAAATGGTGTCTTTGTTCCTAGGATAACAACCGACCAAAGGAATAGTTTACAGAATGTAATTAATGGACAATTAATCTATAATACAAGTACAAACAAGTTTCAGGGATATGAAAATGGAGCTTGGACTAACTTGATATAATCACAAGGAATGTGACTATGGCTTTTGACTCATCAATGTTTGGAAGTGGTCTAGGAGGGTTTCTAGGTGGCCTATTTGGCGATTCTGGTAAACCTTATGATAAGGCTATGGAGCAATACCAACAATATGCTAATCAAGCACAAGGTACGCAACAGCCTTATTTAAATGCAGGACAAGCTGCAATCCCTGATTATCAAAAATGGCTTCAAGGACAACAAGACCCAAGTAAGTTCATTAATAATCTCATGGGTCAATACCAACAAAGCCCCTATAACACCTATTTGCAACAACAATCACAAAATGCAGGGCAAAATGCAGCATCTGCAAGTGGACTTATGGGAAGTACCCCATTCTTGCAACAACAGCAACAAAATGCTGCAAATATTGGCCAACAAGGTATGAATGACTGGCTGCAACAAGTCTTAGGAATCAACACGCAATACGGCCAAGGACAGCAAAACCTCATGTCTGGTGGACAAAATGCCGCCAATTCATTGACTAATATGTATAACAACATGGGTCAACAAATGGGTCAAGCAGCTTATGGGAAGGAAGCGGGCAAAAAACAAGACTTCTGGAATACTATAGGTGGTGGGCTCGGAATGCTTACAGGCTTAGGATTTTTATAAGGATTAATTATGGCTCTACCATTACCAAGAGTTGTTGCTGATGTTGGCCCAGGCGGCGGTCTTGTTACTGCTATGGGCGGAATCAATTCTTTAGCCAATGACATGATTTTGCGTCAAATAAACGAAGTCAAAAAACAATACGCTCCAATAACTACTCAAGCAGAAGCTGCGAGTAAACTTGCCTATGCAAATCTTATGGGCCCCCAGTTTATGGCCAAATTGATGGCAAATCCTGGGTTTTTAGGAAACACGCCTGATAATAAACTACAAGCCATTAGGGAAATGATTACCAAGGCCGGAACTGGTCAAGGTCAAGCTAATGCTCTTGCACAATTACAAGGACAACCAGAACCAGAACAACCTGGATTTTCTGGATGGGTGCAAAATAAACTAAGAAATGCATTAGGGCAACAGCCACAACAACAAGCGCCTTCTAATCCATTGGCGCAAGATTATTCTATGCCTCAAGCACAACCAGCCGTACCACAAAACCCTATGCAACATCGTCCTAAAGATGGCGTTACACTTGAGGGTGAGCAATGGTATAACGCAAAAGGTGATCCAGTTTATGAAGAAGACGTGGAAACGCCTAATGAAACAATGAATCTTGAATTGACAAAGGGCATTCCTCCTAAGTCTTATGCTGAAAATACAGGTAAGTATCAAGGTACTGTGAAACAGCTTGAACAAGAAGGCAAATACCGTGCGGATGCATTAAAGTCAATTGGCGAAAGCCAACTTGGGTTAAGTCATTCAGGTGCGGTTCTTGATAGAATGACAGACATTATTAAAAATCCCACGTTTTGGAACATGCGAAACAAGATACCTGGCTTTCAAAGCAAGCAACTTGATTACTTAAAAGTGATGGGTACACCAGAAGAGAAAGAATTAATTGGTGATTTCTTGTCAACTGCTGAAAGTTTTATTGCTTCAACCGTTCAAGGATTCGGTGGTCGTCCATTGGTACGTGAATTTGATTTAGCACAACGCCAAAAGATTGGCCCACATGACACCGTTGACTCTGCCATTGGTAAGCTGCGTTCTGCCCATGCACTGCATGATATTGCTGAGAAAAAGAACCAAATTGTATCTGAATTATTGCAAAAAGGTTATAACGAATCAGACGCTGTCAAACAAGCAAACAAAATGGTTGACGTGAGTTCTATTGAAAAAGCAACTAATAATCTTCTTCAAAGAAAAATAGAAATCAAAAACAGTAAAACTGGCGAGAAAAAAATGGTTACTGTTGAAGAAGCACGAAAATTAGGAGTGCCAAATGTCTGATTGGGAAGTCGTAACTGATTCGCCACAACAACAGCAAAACGCTCCTATGCAATCAGAATGGGGCGCTGTTCCTTATGAAGATGAGCAAGAAAGTGCTTGGAAAAGAATACCACGCGATGTGCTTATTGGTTTAACGCATGCTGGTAGAAATCTTCATAACCTTCCTCATGATGTTGTGCATCTTGGTGATGTGGTAGGAAGTAAAATAGGACGAATGCTTGGTGCTCCTGAGCTTCAAAATAAAGACAGTGATTTAGCTTCATATCTTCCTTATGATACGCAGAATTATGCAGACGTTTGGGGTCAAAAAGGTGCTGGATCTACACTGGACAACGCACTACAAAAAGGAGTTGAAATTGCTCCTGATGTGATTGGCGGTCTTAATGCATTGCGTAGTTTAAAACTATTGCCGCATCTTACACGCAAAGGTGCAAGTAAGAATATTGTCAAGGCGCGAGAACTTGGAAAAACTAAAAATATTGCACCATTAGAAGTTAATCCCGATTTAATTGAAGATACACGACAATTCTTGCCTAATACAACGCCTTATCGCAATTTGATTGATGAAGCAGGTTATGGTGATTACAACAAGTTATTTTCCCTGCAATCAGACCTTGGCAAGCACGCAGGTGGCATGTCAAAAGATTGGTTTTCTAAAGCCAATCGTGCACATGGTCGAGCAGGTCTTGAGGTTCGTGGTAACATTCTTAATGAAATGAAGAATTCTTTAAAACAACAAGGTCATGGCGATATTGCAGATTTACTGACAAAAGGCCAAGATGAGTACAGAAGGTATATGAAATTTAAGCCATACAGAAATGCGTTATTGGCCGCTGGTGCTGCCTATTCATTACCCAGAAATGTATTAATTGATTTAGCTAAAAAACTGGCAACTGCTGGTAAAGATTAAAAATCGATGTCTTTATATACAAACATATTAATGACATTGTAGGCTAGAAAGCCAAGCAACAATAAACTAATCATAGCACGCTCTGTTGGTTTATAAAAATACATTATAATGGATGGTGTGGATAAAAAACAAGCATTATTTTTGTTTGCAGAAATAATGTAAAATAGATTAAATTTCACAAGGAATGTGGCGCATGTCGATATCATATCTGTTAGCCCCAATACCCAAATGGGTGCTGATAAATAACGAAGGTACTGTTGCTGGTGGCGCGAAACTTTACACCTACCGTTCGTTAAATAAAATTCAGCAAAAGATTGTTTACCAAGATGCTGGTGGTACAATTCCTTGGACTAATCCAATTATTTTTGATTTAAACGGTGTTCAAGGGCCATTTTATTGGTCGGTTGACAGTGCTGATTTATCCGATACCTATTATCTTGAAGCCTATGACTCTGATGACAATTTGCTTTGGACGCTTGATAATTACTTTCCACCTGGAAGTGGCGGTGGCGGTAATGTCACCACTTATGTTCCACTTACCAACTACATTGCCAATAACCAGTTTATCGATCACATTGATGATACAGCCAACCCTGTAAATTCGACAAATCTAGTCATAGCTCCATCAAATCATAAAGGATTTACTCCAGCACTTTTAAATCCAGTTGTTGGCACATATGGGGTGGTTGGCCCTGATATTCGTTTTGTGAAAAACAATACAGCAGCAACAGACCAAATAACATTCCCATTGTTTGCTTTAGCCAGTGCGCCATTGATAGGCGATGTGACACCTGTTGATTATATTCGATACCAGTGCACTAACAGCCCTGCTGGTGAAACCTATAAGTCGTTTCAGTTCCCTATTACACAAAAGATTAAGAATCTTTCTAATCAGGCAATGACTTTTAAAGTATGGGCAAAAGTAACAGCAACGCCTGTAGTGCTTACTGTTTATGTTAGGCAGTATTTTGGCTCAGGAACGGCAGCGAGTGCGGAAGTTAGAACTGCTGTTGGCACGATTACATTAACCACTACATGGACGCAATATAATATTTCTTTGACGATTCCTGATGTGGCAGCAAAATCAATTGGTACACCTGGACAACAAACCGATGACGATGCGCTTTACATACAACTTGAAATGCCATTAGGCGCACCATGTGATGTTTTATTCACTAAGCCAAAACTATATTTGGGAACTATTGATCCAAGTTTAGAATTTGAAAGTTACGACCAAATCAATTCTATCAACTCTACAGCTAGAACTGGTGATGTAAAAACCAGTTTCTGGGCCCCCACGCCTCCAAATGGATGGCTACGCATGGATGACAATACTATTGGTAATGTGGGCTCAGGAGCTACAAATCGCGCCAATGCCGATACGTTCCAATTGTATAAAACATTATGGGATGGTGTTCTTGATGCTTATGCGCCTGTTTCAACAGGTCGTGGTGCAAGTGCTATTGCAGATTTTATTGCAGGAAAAACATTGCAGCTTCCTTTGTCATTGGGTAGAGCTTTGGCAGGAGCAGGTGGTGGTGCATTTTTAGGACAAAACTCAGGCGCATCGACTGTGACATTGACAGGGGCAAATTTACCTACTGGAACACCATTTAATGCTACAGGTTCAGGCAGCCAAACAGTTCAAGGTGGAGCGACAACAAACGCCGCTGCAAGTAGCTTAAATGCGTTTACTCAAGGTTCAAGTACAGCGTTTTCTATTATTCCACCAACTAGTTACATGAACATATTTATTAAACTTTAAACACAAGGAGTGTTATATATGGCAGTTCAACTTGTAAATGTTCCAGCCTTAGACCCCAATGCCTATACAGGCCCAACACGAGTTATGGCTGGTGTAGCGCGAACTGGTGATGTCACAGTCAATACTATGTATGGCGCAAATGGTTCTGTAGAATTTGCACGCTGGCTCTATGTTGGCGTGACCGGAAACGTATCCTATAGAAAATGGGATGGTACGGATCAGACTCTAATCGGGTTAGCAGCAGGTGTTTGGCATCCTATATTTTCCATTATGGTAAATAGTGTGGGTACAACAGCGACTAGTCTGGTATGGGGAAGTTAGCTAACTTCGTAATGGTAATTACTATTAATTAAAAAGGAATTTAAAATGACTACAACATTTTCACAAACGGTTCTCTCGCCATGGTTAACACCTGTACGTTTGGCATCAACTTCAAACATTGCTGGTACATATTATAATGGCCCAAATAATAACGGTGTTGGTGCTACATTAACAGTCGCAGCTTCTTCATTAACTATCGACAGCGTTGTATGCGAAGTTGGTGATAGAGTTCTTCTTCAAACTCAAACAAATACTTACGAACAAGGTATTTATGTTGTTTCTAGCATTGCTTCTACAGTTGTTTTGACTCGTTCAGAAGACATGCAAAGTCGTGAACAAATGAAAGCTGGATTGTATGTATCAGTTGGTGCTGGTTCTGTTCTTGCTGGTAACTTCTACAGTTTAGTTGAGCCACTTCCTAATAACATTGGTGTTGATGCAATTGTGTTTAATGCCGATCCATCTGCTGGTGGCGTGAGTTTTTCTGGTGGCGCATCTACTGCAAATGCTCTTCCTGTATTCTCAGATACTTCTGGAAATATCAAAGCTGCGACAACTACTGTTACTTTAGGCCAAGCATTAAGTATAACAGGAGCGTTAACTGCTTCTGGCGCTATTGCTTCAACTGCTGGAAACATCACATCAGGATCTTCTGGTGATGCTGGTAGCTTCATTTCCTTTCCTGCAACTGCTGCAAATGGCACATTTATATTTGAAGCGTTAAATGCTGGCGGTGCGTTTAATACTACACTTCGTAACTCAGTAATGGGTCAATCAAGCGTATTGAGCTTCCCAGACCCAGGCGCGGCCACTGCAAACGTGTTGTTGGACACTGGTGCTGCAAACATTCTTGCTATGCAAGAATTCTTAGGTATTAATGATGTTCTTACCTTCGGAACTGGTACTTGGACTACTACTCGGATAGCACAAGGAAACTATGTTTCTCGCCATACACCAGGTGATGAAACAAGTATCATTGCTATTGATATTACCCCACAAATACGTGTAGCTGCTTCTAAAGGATTTAGATTAGACAGTTTCGATTACATGTATGGTATTGCTGCAAATGCTTTGGATGCTCATTCAGCGGTGCTAGATAGAATAGCTTACGCTAATAACGTAGCGGTTTCTGTTACTTCTGTCCCAATTACAGCAACTTTAGCAACTGCTACACAGGCAAATCCTTACTTGACCAACTGTACTGTAACTACACCAGCGTTTGATGTGACCGCTGATAGTAAATATGTTCTTGAGATAACAGTGAATAATGCTGCTGCTTCAGAATATGATTTCTACGGCATCATGTTGAGATTCTCTCAAACAATCGCGTAATTGTGGTGAGGGGCTTTCGCCCCTCATTCTTTAAAAGGAATTAAAGATGCAAGGTGCATATGGTGGATTGATTATAGTCATTCTTTATGGCGGCGGTTCATTTATGCCGGAAGAATTTTATTTGATTACACAATCTAACCTAGATATTTTGACGCAAACATCCGATCGCATTTTGGTACAGGAGTAAAAAATGGAGCTAAATATGATACCAAGTTTTTCGGTCTCTAATAGCATAAATTGTACTGCTATTTACCCCATACCATCTTGCAATTTGTGTGCATTTTATTTTTATACCCATAAGTTTTCTTATTTGGAGGACATCAGCTTTGGATAATTTACTATTAGGAAGTAAATTAATTGGACATCCATATAAATTATTTTTAGCTATTCGACCTTTTTTGTCTCTGTCCGCTGAATTTTCCTTTGGTGTTCCAAGCCATAAGTGCTCTGGATTAACGCAAGAGGGGTTATCGCAATGATGACAAACAAACATTCCTTTTGGAATTTTGCCAAAATTTTGTTGGTATGCAAATCGATGGGTTCTCATTCTTTTGCCATCATCAGGTTTTATTCTGCCATATCCATCTTTATCAAGAGCTCCAAGCCAATTAATACAGCCGTTCTCGTCTGGCTCAGAAATCTTGTTTTTCCAACGAATTTCGGTAGTTTTTTTAATGTATTTTTTCATGAGTACTCCTATAAATATTTCACAAGGATAACATAAAATGGCTGGAGTAAAAATAACGGATTTGCCAGCAGCCCCATCGGCACAATTGACCGATGTATTCCCTGTTGACCAAGGCGCAACAACTTATAAAGAATCTAATTCGCAACTTTTGACACTATTCCAAGCAAATGGCGCAGCACTCAGCAAAATCGATGACACTAATGTGACAATGACACTTGGAGGCTCTCCATCCACGGCATTATTAAATGCAACATCGATGACTTTAGGTTGGACTGGAAATTTAGCAGTTGGAAGAGGTGGCACAGGCAATACAACATTTACAGCTTATTCTGTACTATGTGCAGGAACAACAGCTACAGGTGCATTCCAAAACGTTTCAGGCGTTGGAACATCAGGCCAAGTATTAACTTCAAACGGTGCAGGATTATTGCCTACATGGCAAGCTGCATCAACTCCAGCAGGTGCTGCGTTAACAAGAGTTGATGATACCAACGTAACATTAACATTAGGTGGCAGCCCGACAACTGCTTTAGTGAATGCTGCATCAATTACAGCAGGATGGACTGGAACATTATCAGGAACAAGAGGTGGAACTGGTGTAAATAATGGGGCAAGTACTGCGACTTATGCAGGAAATTTAAATTTTGCTTCATCATTTACAACTTCCGGTGCTTTTGCTGTTACTCAAACTTATACAGGTATTACTAATGTCACGTTCCCAACTAGCGGCACTTTGGCAACTACAAGCCAACTACCTACGCCAGCAGCACTTACAAAGACAGATGATACAAATGTCACGCTAACGCTAGGTGGAACGCCTACTACAGCTTTGCTTCAAGCAACGTCTATAACTGCTGGTTGGACAGGGCAACTTGGATTAACGCGTGGTGGAACAAATGCTAGTTTAACTGCAAGCAATGGTGGAGTTGTATATAGTACAGCCAGTGCTTTAGCCGTGTTATCAGGAACTGCAACAGCTAACCAAATGTTACTTTCTGGTGCTAGTGCAGCGCCTGCTTGGTCAAGTACGACTCACCCATCTACTGTAGCTCAAGGCGATCTGTTATATGGAAGTGCAACAAATGTTATTTCTACTTTAGCTAAAGATGCCAATGCTACTCGCTATCTATCAAACACCGGTACAACAAATAATCCTGCATGGGCGCAAGTAAATTTAGCCAATGGTGTAACTGGTAACTTGCCTGTAGCAAATCTTAATTCAGGTACAAGTGCTTCATCTACTACATTCTGGCGTGGAGATGCGACTTGGGCAACTCCTACTGCGGCTGGTGGTTTAAAATCATTTCAGGTCTTTACTACAGGAACAGCAGCAACATATACCAAACCTGCTGGCATTACATCAATTCTTGTTGAATGTGTTGGAGGCGGAGGCGGTGGTGGTGGTATTGCTGGAGCTGCTTCATCAATTGGAGCAGGAGGCGGAGGCGGTGGTGGTGGGTTTTGCAGAAAATGGTATCTATCCGCAGCATCAACTTATACTTACACGGTCGGCGGTGGTGGTAATGGCGGATCTGCTGGTGCAAATAATGGATCAACTGGTACAAATACAACATTTGATACCATGACGGCAAATGGCGGTCTTGGCGGACAGGGTGTGACGGCTTTAAACGCTTCTGCCGTAGTTGGTATTGGTGGTGCTGGCGGTGGATCATCAGGTGGTGATTTTAATGCTAGTGGTTCATGTGGGCAAATGGGTGTTGCTGGATTTGGCTCTGGAGGCTCAGGAGCTGGTGGTAGCTCAATTTATGGCGGTGGTGCTGTTGCTATTTATAATGCGACGCTTACTACTTCCACTGCTGGCGGAAATGGCACAAGTTATGGAGGCGGTGGCTCTGGTGCTGTTGCATTTACAGGAACAACCAATAGAGCCGGAGGAAATGGTTCGGCTGGATTAATAGTGGTCTGGGAATTTTCGTGACAATAGTTAAGGATAACTATGAATCAATATTGTGTTTATATAAATTTGTCATCAGTTAACACCAAAGCAACTACCACAATTAATGGTGCTTCATGGCCTGGAACTTTAATTGCTGCGCCTTTTGTTTATAAACACAATGGTATTAATTATGATTTGAATCAGGAAGGAATTTATAAATTCTCAGTTCCTATACAAAACACAACCAATATGATTATATATGGCTCTGATGTTCATCAATTAATTGCTTCACTAAGTTATATGATTGTGCCTGGGCAAACTGATGATTCCAAAACATTATCTCAAATCACATCAAAGTCATTAAGTTCTCGCGTGAATCTTTTGTGTTCTAATTCTTGTTCATGGGCTGCCTCTCAACTGGCTACTAAGTCAATTCAAACAAGAACTATTAGATGTTTAAGAGCAAATACACCAAATGGTTTTTATGATGGTCATGTGATGCTTGAAGTTTATATTGCAGGTTCATGGAAATTATATGATGTGAATCTAGGATTTTATTTCAATGCAAGCCTAAAAGATGTAATTCCAGTTTTAACAACAGACACGTTTATAAATTTGCATGACTTTAAAATGTATTTCCCAGCAGAACCTCTTTACAACAATGTTTACCATCATGCAAGCACTATTGATATGTTTTTATACAATCAAACTGCATTAAAAAACTTTCAAAAAGATATTATGCAAATACCTGGAATTGTTCATACTGATGGAAAGACTTATTTTTATATGCCAAGTGGAACGGAATCGCGCCAATCTTGGGTTCAAAGTTTGGATGCTAATTATGTGGTCGTATCTTATGCCACATGGTGCTCAATGTTTTATTAAAAGGAATTAAATTATGGGCGTTAAGATAAGTAATTTACCAGCTATAGTCACTCCTGCTTTGACAGATGTATTTCCTGTCGTACAATCAGGTGTAACGTATAAAGAGACATTCACGCAATTAAGCGCGTTGCTTGGAACAGTTGGCGTGACTACCATTACAGGCACTGCAAACCAAGTGATTGCATCAGCGGCGACAGGGCCTGTTACATTGAGCCTTCCGCAATCTATTGCAACTACAAGTGACGTGACTTTTGGAAGTGTTACTTTTAGCCCAACCACCAAGGGAATCGTTGGCACAACAACCAATAACAATGCTGCTGCTGGTTATGTTGGTGAGTTTGTAAGTTCCGTTGTGGCTTTTGCAAGTTCTGTATCATGCACCAATAATACGGCTAGAGACATTACGTCCATATCATTGACTGCTGGTGATTGGGATGTTCAAGGGAATATATTATTTGCAATGAGTGGTAACTTTACAGGTGCAGAAGGATGGTCAAGCTCTACGTCTGCTACATTGCCAGACCCATCATTATATGTTCAGGCATTCCCAGGCTCTAATTCACAAAATGGTATTACCATTCCCTATAAACGATATAGTCTTTCGGGTACTACTACTGTTTATTTATCATGTGAGGTGCAATTCTCAACAGGAACGGCTACGGCTTGTGGTGGTATATACGCACGAAGAGTTCGATAATTACATAGGCGCAATAAGTTCATATCCCCTACTTTTGCGCCGCTTCATCATTTGGTCAATCGTCTTTTGCACTTCTTCTTCGGAACATAAAGAAATACTTTTTTTACCACCACGATTTGTATTAACTGAACCCCAATGGTAATCAAGCACCACTTTATTACCATCTTTTTGTACGGTTATTTTGTAAAATCGTTCTTTTGCATTATTGAACCATTGGTAAATCAACATAAGTCGTCAACATCTCATTTAAGGTTTCTTCTAATTCAATATACTCGTCCTCATCCATGAAAAATGTAGGGTCTTGCACGTCCACTTCGCAGCCCTCCACGTAAAATCGCAAATTTAATCTCGAAGGTTAAAAGTTTTGCATCGTACAAAATTATGATCTCTGAATCAAGTTATAATTCTAATGCTTTGTAAATTGTAGCTCGTGAAACATTCATGTCTTTAGCAATAGAACGGATGGATTGACAACTTTCTTTCTTCTCTTTGACAACTTTAATGAATTTTTTGTCAACTTTTATAGGCCTTCCAAGGTGCTTACCAGCTTTTTTAGCAGCAATTATTCCTTCTCGCTGTCTTGCGCGAATCATACTACGCTCAAATTCAGCAAAAGCACCCATAATTTGCAAAGTAAGATTAGCCATTGGGTCTTTGGATGAATTAAAAGTAAGGTTTTCCTTAATAAACTTAACAGAAACCCCTTTTTTTATAAGTTTATCCACTATTTCTTGCAGGTCTTGCAAGTTTCGTGCCAACCTATCAATGCTATCAATTACTAAGGTATCCCCTTCTCTAACATATTCCATACATGCAATAAGATTTTTTCTGTCCATAGTACTTCCTGTTATGGTATCGACAAATTCCTTGTCTAATTTTATATCTACTAATTGACGCGCAACATTTTGTCCTGCGGATGAAACTCTGATGTAACCTATAACTTGATGACTCATACTAAAAACCTACTAATAAAAACTAAATTGATATTTGTGCGGAATGGTTAGAACTTACATCTAACAGATAGGAACTACTCGCGTATAGTTAACCCTACGACAAACAATTTGCTCTGCCAGTATTCGCAGGTCATCCCACTTCTTAATTATAACACCTTTTATAGCAATGTAAAATAAGGTGCATCAATAAGTTATTTACAGGTGTATAGGTATATAAAATGACTATCTGTCATTGAGTGTACCTTATTTACAGGTTAAATAATTAACTGCATCCATGACATGCTCTGAGTTTTCAGGTGGCGTAATTTCTATTTCATGAGGACAATATCTTAACTCATCAACTCTTCGTATCATATGATCTATTAAATCATCATCGAATCGATGCTCACTAAAATCCAATAGAGCAAGCAAACTATAGATAGAAGAAATAACCATGTCATGCGCATATTGTGCGTAAGATGATTGAACTGTTAAATATTCATTGCCTTCATGGCTGAATTTTATTATTGATTGAAAACTCATTTTACATCCTAAAATAGGTATAATTTATACCGTTCTTATACCAATAGCATACCAATTAAAACCAAATTGGTAGATTAAAAAATGCCCTCACGATTTGAGCTTATGTGCAGGAGGTACACGATAGAGGCTTGGAGGGCTTATTGATTAATGCCAAATACAATTATCGCAAACATGGCGCTTGTGTTTGCATAAAGGACATTTCCTAGTAAAGATCGACTTTATCCATTGTATTAGTTTTTTCATTATCTTCCTTGGTAGGTTCGCCACAAAAATAAGCATAGCTCGTTCTACTAAATTTATCGGATTGTAATATTGATTTTATTTCTTCACTCATTTTTCTGCCACACTCATTTTTACAATTTGGTGAGGCACAATATGTTTTATCTCGAAAGCAACCTAAGTTCATTAAAATCTTACCGTGCTATTTTTAAAAAATAATCCACTGCATACTGTTCCAGTAACGGTAAATCCCTGGGCATTTTTAGCAATAAAACCCGTGTGATAAAAATCATCTTCTGAACAAGCCCAAAAACTATATCCTGTGATTTTTATATTTGTAAATCCCATAGCAGTTAATGCTTTGTTAGCATCTTTAGTATTGCTACATGAACACAATAAAATGCTTAACAATATGATGGCCAATGATTTCATCTATAAAACTCTCCGCATTTTACACATTTATTTTGTGGTGGATTGCTTGCATAAATCATGCCGTCATGTTCATGTTGACATTTATTGATATCAAGTTCTGATTGATTCCTAATGATACCAGGTGAATGTTTATCACAATCAGTTACCCATGGTGTGTTCATATTTGACATTGGATGAATCATAAGAATTGATTTGCATTTGTAACACTGTACTTCCAGTAGTTCCGTCGGTTTATTTATGATTAACATTTATTTTATCCTATGGCATAGGTGGCAACGGTTTATCTAAATAAACAATATTTTCTATTGCTTCGATTACCCAATAAACACCTTGTTTATCCTGTTCTGGCACATGCTTACCAAGATCAAGAATTACGGAAGTTGCATAACCCATGACTAAAAGTAATCTTTGGTTCATTTGTATGAGCTTGTCAATATTGTCATCTGTCATTGATTAATCCTTGATATGGTCTTTGTGTATTTCCGCAAGTCCTGTTTGAGCATCAGCAATAGCATCATACATAGTGGAATAGCCAATATCGGATAAGGCGATTCGTATCTTACCAGAATGAACAACGCCACCACGAACCAAACATCTAAAACATTCTTCATCTAAAATTATTCCTTTTGAATCTTCACTCATAACGTCTCTATATCCTTACGATTAGTAAGTTTAATCAATTTGATAGTCTTACCTGATTCTTTAGCAATCTTTTTGGCTATAGGTTTCAAGGATTCCATTCGTGCCTTATCAGCACAAACAAACGGCATAAAAGTTTCACGACCATTTATAGGAAGTGTCATACCAACAACACCCTCACCACCTTCATCAACACTTACAAAAGCGTACATTTCGGTTATCTTTTCTAGGTAATTAATACTCATATTTCTACCCAATCTTGAGCCACAAAATCACTAAATTGCGGAGTAAAAGGGAATATTTCCATAGAATTAACGACTAGAACCTTATCTGTTGGATCTAAATAAATAAACGATTCTTTCCATTCATTTAATCTTGCTCGTGCGCCTTGTTGTAAATAACTAATAATGTCGCAAAATTTAAACTCGCCTTCAATGCCATCAACAACCCAGCCATCGGAAACCATAATATCTTCGTTATAAAGAAAATGGGCCAATTTAGGTTGATATGATTTGACATCCGAACCATCCATAAGAAAATAAACGCCTTCTGCCCAGGGTTGACGTGTTACTTTCGATCCTTCTTTTAATTTATCCATTGCTTCGCAAAATTTCATTGGTCTAACTCCTTCAGTCGTTCCATGATTAAACTGCTATGTACTGGCCGTAAGTTATGACGCTCAACGGCAACATTAAAGTAATTCTTGTCAGTTACCCAAACCATTTCTCCAAACGCTTTCTCAGCTACTGCATGGTTAACTCCTGTCTTTAATTCTTTGCTATGCAAATGTCCATGAATATTTAAAAACGCACGTGATCCGAGCTGTTCTGGGTGTACTGGTATGTGACTGAGAACGCATCTTTTCCAATACATGACTCCAAACAACTTTTCAAAATAGTCCAAATATAAATGACAACCATAGACATCGTGATTCCCAAGAATAAGTCTTTTACGGCCATGAAGACGGCCAGCAATATGAAGATTGTGCTTACCGAAAGCAAAGTCACCAAGATGGTATACAATGTCCTTCGGGCGAACCGTATTATTCCAGTTACTAATGAGTTGTTCATTCATTTCCTCCACGGTATTGAATGGGCGAGCTTCCTTCTCATATTCAAGGATATTCTTATGTCCAAAATGCGTGTCTGATGTAAACCATACTTCATTCATTTTCTTTAAACCTTACAGGCTCTATATTAGGGTTCATAGCAAACCATTCTTCTTCGGTTACTTCTACGTTTGCACCATTACGCCTAATGTAAATGCCGCTACCACATGATGGGAAGTCTCTTTTACCTTCATTGAACCATGATTGAATGGCTGTCATCCATTGTGAACGGCAATCTTTGCAAACACGAAGCGTGTAAAACTTTTTGCCATTATCCTGGATATGAGTTTCCAATGTTTCATGGGTAAATGGCAACTTCAATTCATCCATTTCATAAAAACAAGCCATCCAAAGTGTTCTTCTGTCTTCATCAACTTCATGGCATCTTTGACATGCTTCCACTATCATCTCCAAATGGTGGGGTTGGCAGGGATTTCACCTGCACCACTCTCGTTACCACAGTGCGCAAACACTTTTGGGCTCGTCATAAGACAAAATAAGAGGCTCTTTGGTCGATATCAGCCGTTTCGAGCTCCAACCCCATAACTTATTTTACTATCAAAGTAAGTATTATATTTATCCCTGCACAAAGCATTCCTGAAAGTAGCGGGGTCAATTCCCATCTATAGGAAACTGGAACCCCAATACAAATGGAAGCTATTGTCGGCCACCACTCATGCATACATCACTCCTAGAAGGCTATATCATCATCCGCAAATGGATCATCTTCCGACTTTTGTTCTAATGGCTTTTGTTCATCCTTTTTTACATAATCTTCAACTTTGTTTTTATCTGGGTACTTACTTCCAGCAGGTTTTCCTTTTAACTTATCTTGAGGAATTTCGCTACCCTCTTCAACAGTAATTTTTACCCGTACCCGATTTCCGATGGCAACTTCTGAACAAAGTTTACCTTCTTCGTATTCTTTTAATAGGCCAGCAGAATCTGCAAAGTGAATAACTTTCCACATCATAGTTTTGGTGAATACTAAGAAGTCGCGTACATCACGAGCCTTTCCAGCTTCATCAAATACCTGCAATGTAATATCCATCATGGGATTACCGCTATTGGCGGACACTTTATCAAGAGACGCAGTAATCACTGCGTCATACTCGCCTTCTTTAAGCAGGTTAAACCGTTCTTCGATAGCCTCTTGTTCCGACATAACATCATAAACAAACATTAACTTCTCCTTTTAAATGACTCCATGATTTATTTAATTTGATAGAACTAATTGTCGTTTGAGCAACTCCAAACTGCTTAGCTATATCTCTTTGGTCTACTTTTTCTAGCAACAAACTTTTTATAATTGGAATATCTTTTTCGTTTAAAATACATCTTCCATTTTTTTCACCTATTATTGATCTTCCTTTTATATCTCTGTCTAATAAATTTTGTTTTTGTGTTCCCATAAATAAATGATCGGGATTAACACAACAAGGATTGTCACATTTATGACAGATAACCATTTTATCTTGTATTTTTCCAACATGAATTTCATAAGAAATTCTATGAGCAACATTTGATTTGCCATTCAACTTAAAACAACCATACCCTTTTGGATATCGATTGGCTGCCCATTCCCAGCAGCCATTTTCATTATTGATGATAAATTTTGAATAAAATCTTTCTTTTAAAGATAATCCTCTCATTACTCACCTTTAATTTTTTTAGTTAAATGATCGATGCACTTTTGTATGGCATCTTTTGGCATGTCTTCCCATGTTTCAGAAGAGGCTTTATCAAGCCACTTTTGCCATACTTCTGATGGAACTTTAATCAAATCAATAAGGCGAATAATTTCATTGACCTGGGTTTCATCTGCAAGCTCTTGTGCGACTGCATCACGCTCAAGAACCTCACGTCCATATCGTTTTGCAATTTCATCGTAAGAAAATGGAAAATGTTCTGTATCAGGAAACGCTTCTATACGAGATTTTTTAATAAGACCAACTCTATCTTTACCACGCTTTTGGATTTCAAATACTAAATCAAATAAATAATCCAGCTTTTTGTATCCATCATACGTTTGACCAAGAACAGAAAGGTTTGGGCCATATTCATTTTTGCTATGGCAAGTGATAATTACATTCATATCTAATCGTAACAACAAATTAAGCAAGTTTTTAATTTGTTTGTTGGCGTCTGAATAATGACGCCCAAATTCTGTACCATTTTTGATGGCAGACTTATCTAGCAGGTCATTATACAAAGTGGTTAATGGGTCAATGATTAAAGTCTTATACTCATGCTTTTCTGTAAGCAACGCTTTAACTTCTTTAACCAACTCATCAAAATCCGTTGTTTGAAACACCACGCCACCATTTTTTTGTAACAATTTTACATACTGATCGTTCTCCGATCCTTTTTCTGTATCTATTAAATATGGCTTAGGAAACTGGATGGCTGCTGTTGTTTTACCAACACCTGCAGAACCATAAAATAATGCTTTTAATCTTTTTTCTATTGTTGCTGGTGCAATTGCTCGTAACGCCATTTTACTTCTCCTACTTGGTTAATATGACCATTTAAGGTCTGCGATAAATTCCAGATGCGCACAGTTTCCTATACGCATGAAGCATTCAACGCCTTTGACCATCGATAAACTCGACTACCATATAAAAAGCGGCAAGCATTCCCCTGCCTTCAATGTCTTCTTCATCTGGCGGTAAGACTGTTTGTTCAGCCATATTTTCCCAATGGTCGATTCTTTGTTTAACCCATTTTTTGACTTGATTAACATCCACCATGATTTCCTATTAAAGTTCAATCGTTCTTTAGCTGTCACATAATCCTTCATCATCATCCTTCTCCATTTTCTAATAAATCGATATGTCCTATGGCTGCAAACATTGCTTCTTGTGCGGTATCAAATGAATCGTCTGATTCTCGTATCACATTAGAGCCAGTCCAAAATTTATGCTGTCCATCGTTATCAAGTATCTTGTAATAAAAATGCGATTCTTGCGCTGGATAGTCATCATCCATATATGCCCAAATTTCATAGTCATAACAGCTATAACGTTCTTCACTAATCATCTTCTCCATACGATATCCCCATGATCCATATCTTGTTCGGCACGATACCCTGCTTCATTCATTTCATTGCAGAAGTAATCTTGACAAGCGGTGTCAATTAGGTCTTGTAAGGTTTGATGATAATATTTAAGTACGTTTACAGTGGTAACTTGTGCAAATTTAGCACGTGTTTTTGGGTTGGAATCTTTGAACATAGCAAGCATGGCGCATAGAAAATCGCTATTTAAAGTCTGGTCTTCGCCATAACATGCCCATTCGATATCACGGTCGATTGATTCGATGTATAGTCTTGCAAGCTCAAGCTGGCATGGTGATGAGAGTTTATCAAGGTCAAGCTCGTAGTTGTCGCCAACGTGTTTACCGTAGCTATAAACTAACTCTTGGAGGTAATCGTTAAGATTACGTTGATGATCTGAAATTTTCGTCACTCCTGTAACCAGCCCATTAAATCCAAATGGGTCATCATTCCATGATGTTTGCTTTTGCGTGTTAAAATACGCTAAACTCAATGCGTTCATTATATTATCCTCCTACGGATGTTGTATGTTCACTGAGATGATGGATTGCAGTCCGTCATCTCAACGCCTTACTTTACTTTTCTATTATTAAATTCTCTTTCGTGTTCGATTCCTGAATGCAATCCTTTTAAATACCACTCAAAAGCAAGATCATAAACTTTAGATTTAAGCATGTCTGAATTATGCACATTTAATACATGGTCAACTTGTGCTTGTAGTTTATTTTCTATCTTTATTACTAGTTCCTTAATCATGTAAATTTCCTTGTAGAAATACAATTATACATCGGTATCGTTATCTGTCAAACTCTTCAATACTTTTTTACGTTGTTTCTCTAAACAACTTACAACAACGTCTGTCATACTGCACTCAGCAAGCATCGCAGACTTCTTAACGTACATCCAAGTTTCTCTAGGCATACGCAAATGAAATGCTTTATAGTCTTCTAGTTTTAGTTTTATACGTGCCATTTTTATTCTTCCTTATACAAATCAATAATTGTTGAATAACACAATTGTACATGCAAACTTGAAGGCAACGCAAGGTAATTTTATACATTTATAAAATAATATTCGAAAGGGGCTTAATTTATTGGAGAAATTAGAATAGTATATGTGTAAGTTGAGATGAAACAGATTAGCAGCAAGGTCAACTTCCAGTACTCTTGCTGCGAGTACATTATGCGAATGAATCGATCCGCCAAGATTAAGTATTCATTCTATTTACAACCGGATGCCAAAAGATTGGCGAACTACGGCTTAGTGCATCCATACAACAAAGGCAATTATAGCATGAGCGATCTTGATAGCAACACTTCTTATGAAAACATTCATCCAGATTCTAAAACCATTCCAGAAGGAACTGGCTTTACTCAAATAAACAATAATGTAATCAACAACATCAAGGATGGAGATGCTTTTCTAGTATGGTGTTACTTATATTCCAAAACATCTAATTGGAAAACTATCAAAGAAAACATTAAAAATGTCTATGGTTACGGTGACATCAAATTACGAAAAATATTCTCCTATCTCAATCGATGTAAACTCATTGAATACGTGCAACCTAAGAATAAAGACGGCACATTTCAACCATCCAAAATACGCATATTAAACGGACTCAAGTTTGACAAAAATGAACCATTTTGTACAACGCCACCGGTAGGACAGGAAACCGCACCTGCGGTAAACCGCACAGACGGTTTTGAAGGACTACGTAATAAAGAGAATACGAAAGAAAGAAAAGAACGTAATAAACCCCCTAAGCCCCCTACAGGGGAAGGTGTTCGCTTTGAAGAGTTCTGGAATCTTTATCCAGTAAAAAACGGACGCAAAGCATGTGAGCAAAAATGGAAAAAAAGAAATCTCGATGATATTGCGGATAAGATTATTGAAAAACTTACAGTACAGGTTGAAGAAGATGACAAATGGCTAAGAGGGTTTGCACCTAATCCGCTTACTTATATCAATCAAGACCGATGGGAAGATGAAATAGCACAAGCACCAAAAACCAAACCAAGCAAAGGCGATGCATTCAACAAGTACTTAAACTCGCAATCCAAAGGGGAAACGTATGACCAACACGGTAATACATATGACCCATTCCGTTGATGAGCGCGTTATCCAGAAATTATTCGCAAAGTTTTCCATACGTTACGGCGCACTATGGACTTCAAGACTTGGAGAAAATGGAAATTGGAAAGATTGTGAGGATGACTGGCTTGAAGAATTAAACCAATTTACGTTTGCCCAATTACGCGCAGCAGTTAAAAAAGCTCTAGCTTTATACATCGAATATCCACCTACGCTTGGACAGCTAATTCATTTGTGCATGAAGGAATCAGGCGTTCCTGATGCTGGTGACGTAATCAAGATGATGGTTTCACGTGATTTTAGTCATCCAATTGTCAAGATGGTTTATGACAAAATAGGTAGATGGACGCTTACAAACGGTAAAGCAGAAGAAGTAGAGCGTAAGGTCAAAGAGCATTATTCAACAGCATGTTCTGATTACCATGTTGAGCCCCAACGCGCATGGTTACAACTCGAAGAATACAACGCAAAACCCAAGGAATTACCGCCACCATCAAAGATTCCAAGCACCAGTGAAAGCAAAGCATTTCGTGAGTGCATAAACAAATGCCAAGAAATACTTCAAAGCAAGAAGATAATTGGCGGAGGAAAGACTTATAAGCGGTTTGATGAGAACAAGATTAAGAAAGGTCATAGAGAATTTGACCAAGCCGTATTTGATGAATACAAGTCTTACTTGATGAGCATACCAGAGACTGAAACTATGATTTTACCGCCTGTTTACCTGATGGAGCGTAACAAGTTTCTAAACATGCGTGACCAAGCCGAATGGTTAAGAAAATCAGGTTACATACCTCCAAATGAACGTGATGGCAGAGAAGCCCCGAGAGCATCCAACGGCAAACCAACAAGAGTTTATAAGAACTGGGCAGGTGAATAATGAACAAGGGGCTATGGATAGCCAGAAAGAATTACTTGTGTACGTTGATAAAAAAAGTGTCCGATGCGCATGGAGGTGATGACATTGAATTTTTAAGACAGCATTGCAAAGAAGTGTTAGAAATGTCGCCTGGTGAAAAGATTGAAGAAGCAATTGCGTGTTATACGAAAATGCTAGAGCAATCAAAATATTATTTGAAGAGGTAGTGATGAAGAGACAAAAGAAGGTATTTAATTTAGCGGATAGAAAACAGGTTTTAGAGTTAATGAAACAGTTATACGGCAATGATGAGGTTAAGGATGACCAAAATGACAGTACCGTTGGAAAGGATGGAACAGAAGTGGCTAGTGGATTGGTTGAATCTTCACCCTGTTCTAAAAGAGTTTTTTTACAAGACTAACAATGAAGGGAAACGCACACCACAACAAACGCACTTTTTGAAGTTGATGGGGTTACGACCTGGCGTAAGTGATATCCATGTGTATTATCCTACAAAGTCGCACCCTGGATTGTGGTTAGAGGTTAAGAGGAATAAAAAATACACACCGTCCGAGATGAGAACAGATACTTGGATTGCACAAGAAAAGTTTATTGAAACGGTGAAAAGTGTTGGATTTCAAGGACATTTCTGCTACGGTTGGTTGGATGGTAAAAGAATTATTGACGCTTATCTCCGCACATAATTTTTTCATTATTAACTTCCTTATTCATAAAATCCCTTCCTTGTTAGAGTTAGCCCGCTTCGGCGGGTTTTTCCGCATAATTTTATTCCTGTGCTAAGATTAAAGTGTAGAGCCTAATTACTTATTACCAACCAAGGAAGATGAATATGCCGAAGTTTAGTCAAGCCTCTTTTTCGAAGCTGTCTACGTGTCACGCTGATTTGCAAGCCCTGTTCTATGAGGTAATCAAATACTATGATTGCACCATACTTGAAGGTTATCGCAATCAGGAAGACCAAGAAGCAGCCTATGCTAAAGGGAACACAAAACTACATTGGCCACATGGAAAGCATAATCATCAGCCCTCAATGGCGGTTGATGTAACGCCTTACCCGATTGACTTTAACAACAACAAAACAGCCTACTGGTTTGGTGGGTATGTGATGGGCATTGCGCAGAAGTTAAAAGATGAAGGAAAGATGACGCACTCTATTCGTTGGGGTGGCGCATGGAACGGAATTGATAAGTTTAATACGCCAAACATGCTTAACGATTTAGTGCACTTTGAATTAGTAGAATAATTTAAGGAGCTGGTCATGAAAAAATTACGGGATTACATAAAAAAAAAGCCCCATATTGCCATTACTGTACCAGCTCTTTTATGCTTTATTACGTTCTTAACCAATTTATTTCATGCACTGAAAGATGGTAATATTGATGCAAACGAATATCATCAATTATTAGCAACGGCTGATGGATTTGAGACTGTTGTCTTGTTTTTGATTATGGTCGCAATAAACAATAAAAAGAAGTAATATACAATTGTTGAAATGAATCACTAAAGGATTAGTGCCATGGCTGGAAAACCGAACCCACCAAAAGAATATGCCAAAGAACCTACTGGCAGACCATCAAAATTCACTCCTGAAAGGCGTTCAGCCATAATTGATGCTATTGCTCATCGTATTCCATATGAAATGGCAGCAGAAGCAAATGGCATTAGTGGTGAAACCCTTTATGAATGGCTACGCATTGGAAAAGAACATCGAGACCAGAATATTGACTCTGATTATTCTGTCTTTTCTGAGGCCTTAAAGCGTGCCGAGATGACAAAAGTACGTGAACACACCGATATTATTGCTGCTAGACCTGAGCGATGGCAAGCAGATGCTTGGCTTTTAGAGCGCAGATGGCATAAGCATTTTGGTGCAAATGCTGCTCTTAATGAACTTAATCAACGACTAGCTAAATTAGAAGAAAATGGAGGATTGCCTAATGAAAATGGAAATGAAGAAAGCAGCGACTAAAAAAGAAGTTGGCAAGATGATTAAGAAATCTGAAATAAAAGACAAGAAAGATGATGCCAAGATGATGAAGAAGGCAGACAAGAAAGACATGAAACAAGACAAAAAGATGATGGGTAATTGCGTTTTAAAGAAAGCCAAAGGCGATAAATACTAAGGAGCTAATCATGGGTGCTAAATATACATCTCAGAAACCAGACGGGTACTTGTCTACACGCAACAACGTATACCTAGACCGTGAAGCCAAGCAGCAAGTTCGCACTTATGCAGAAGCTGGTGCGTCACGCAATCTTCCTGAGCAGTCCAAAGCAAACTACGGCAAGAAAGACATTAGCGGCAACATATTTAAATAAAGTAGTGCGCACGATGCGCTTTTTATTACAAGGATTTGTTAATGATTACATTGGATGTATTACATAAACGCAGAGATGATTTATCTTCGACATTAGCAACAAGCACAGTCGATCATGACTTGCTCAAAGAACGATTGAAAGTTATCAAAAAGGAAATTGCGAATATCCAGGGCGCAATTATTGAAATCGATCACATGATCGAATCACTATAAGGACATATCATGAGCCTATTTAGTTCGCTTATTCTTCCACATCTTGAAAAAGAACTTATCGTATTAGAGCCACAACTTGCTCAATTTCTATTAAACCAATTAAAAGGCGCAGCATCAGAAGTCATTGCATGGGCTGAAACAAAGCTACAAGCCGACCTAAACGGTGATGGCAAGATTGGCCAAGGTGAATAATCATGCCTCTAATCAAGAATGCCAAGCCTGGCACAAAAGGCTTTAAACAAAATATTGAGACTGAAATAAAGTTGGGTGGAAAGAAGCCTAAACAAGCCGTGGCTATAGCATTTGCTGAGTCTAGGAAGGCCAAGAAGAAACCTACCAAAAGGAAATAATCATGGCTGATAAGAAGTGGATTGCAAAGGCAATTAAAAAGCCTGGCGCATTGCATAAAGAGCTTGGTGTTCCCATGGCCAAGAAAATCCCAGAGAAGAAGTTGGCTGCTGCTGCAAAGAAGCCTGGCAAAGAAGGTAAGCGTGCACGTTTGGCCGAAACATTGAAGAAATTACACAAATAGGGATTAAAGACATGGCTGTCATTCAAAACAAATGGGTTGAGAAGCAGAAAAAGAAAAAAGCTCATGAGACAGCTCCTGCCTATGAGTTTGATGCTGTTAACACATGGATTCCAAGTGCTAGTGATAAACCTAAAGAGCGACATACTAATGCTGCTCGTGCCATGTATAAACAGACCTTGCGGGGAGTTCGTAAATAAATGCAATGCAAATCATGTGGCTATCCTGATTCGCACGTGGTTGATACGAAAAGGGATGAAAGAACAAACCAAATCATAAGACGCCGCGAGTGCATCAAATGCGGCGTTCGCTATAACACGCAAGAACATATCCACGCCAATAAGCCAAACTACAAAACACCTCCGCCAAGAGGAATACTTGAGAAATGAATTTAACCGCTTCGGCTATTGCTAAACGCATCGCAGACATTGAACACGCAAGGCAACGCGGTGTATCAAAACAAATTACAATTACAGAAGACAGGATGGTCATTCATGCTAAAGAACAGGATAAGCTCTATATTCCAACTGCGACTGGTCGTATTGCTCATGACGATGATAGCTTTGTGCGTGTCATTATGGGCCCTTATGGAAGTGGAAAGTCTACCTGGGCGCTTACCGAAATTGTTAAACGAGCATGTGAAGTGCCAGTATGGCATAGTGGAAGGCGAAGAAGCCGATGGGGAATCGTTCGTAATACGAGTGGAGAGCTATCAAGTACAACCTTAGCCTCTTGGCTATCATGGTTTGAAGAGCTTGGTGATGTGCGTAAGCGTCAAAAGCCCATCATGACCTATGAGCATGTGTTTAACGATGGTCATGGGTTAGTAGAGCTTGAGTTGCTGTTTATAGCACTGGATAGGCCGGATGATGTGCGAAAGATTAAATCATTAGAGCTTACTGGTTGTTACATCAATGAGCTTTCCGAAGTTCCAAAGGCAGCCCTTGCTCACATGAAAGGTCGGGTAAATCGTTATCCATCCAAGGCATTTTGCACAGCCCCTTATTGGTCTGGGATTATCGCCGATACTAACCCACCAGAAGATGACCATTGGATATACAAAGACTTTGAAGAGCAGAAGTTTGAGAACCATAAGCTATTCAAGCAACCGCCAGGATTAATCAAAGATGATGATAACAAGTGGGTACGAAACCCTAATGCAGATAATGCTTCTCATTTGCCTGATAACTATTACGAAATGTTGGCAGAAGGACAATCTCAAGAATTCGTTAAAGTATTTTGTCTTGGTGAGTATGGGTCTGTTGGCTTTGGTAAACGAGTTTATCCTGAATTTAATCCTGATTTCCACGCTGTTGATTCTTTGGACGCTATCCAAGGTGAAAAACTCATTCTTGGTTGGGATTTTGGTCTTACTCCTGCTTGCGTTGTTATGCAGTTGTCAGCTCGTGGACAATTGTTAGTACTGAAAGAATACGTTGGTGATGGTATGGGCATTAGAACCTTTGCTGATTCTATTGTGATTCCATCATTGGCTAAAGACTTTCCGTATTGCCGAGTCGGGTTATCGGTTGCCGATCCGGCCGGAAATGCACGCAATGAAATCGTTGAAGAAATGTCCTGCATCGGTGAGCTTAATTCATTGAATGTACCCACAACAGGTGCACGAACCAATGACATTGATCCACGACTTGGAAGTGTTCGATATTTCTTGAACAAAATGGTTGATGGCAAGCCAAGCTTTGTTTTAGACAGACGTAATTGCCCAACTTTATTCAAAGGGTTTGTAAAAGATTATGTGTATGCCAGGGTTGCGGTATCGGGTGAGGAACGCTATAAAGATAAGCCAAATAAAAATATGTCCAGTCACCCGATGGACGGTCTTGGTTATGCATGTCTTGAGATAGCAAGTGATAGAATAACGGCTGATAAAATGGGTGAAGTCAAACATGTTGATATGTTTAATCCAGTAATGAGGATATTTTAGTGAGAGAAGTTCGTTGTTCTTATTGCAGAAAATATTGCAAATCGGTTAATGATAGTAATAAATGTATGGATTGTGACAAAGAATTTAAATCCGTTATTGATAAAATAACAAAACGTTATAGCGGTGCATTAAAGAAGTTGGCGCAGCGATAATGGTTGATGTAAGGAATATAATAAAACTTGCAATGGAGTCATTACCCATGACAGACCTTAGCGAAGATAACTATCACAGCTTTTTACATGAGATAAAAAACATGGTTTTAGATATGCAGCATCTTAAAGCACGAGTCATGACTACAGAAGACTTTATAGGACAAAACTATAAGGTTGATGTGGCATCACTTGATGACCGTATGACCATGCTTGAACAGCGTATGAATATTTTGCTTTTAGAAAATGCTAAACTCAAACTGATTTTAGAAGACATTTGCCACGAAGTGAGCAAAGACACACCCCATAACCCTAAGACACGGAGAAAGTCATGACAGGACAAGCAGCGATAACCTTAAAACTACATTTTGCAAGTGACAATAACAATGTCATCCCACGAATAGGCAGACTATATGCGCCTAACAATACGCTTGCAGAAATTGCGACTGCTGGCTTCTTAGACGGGTATTTGACCGCTAATGGTAATGATTTATTAGCAACAGACTTTATTGCAGCAGTCGCATCAAATGGTCATCAATGGTACAAGCCAGTATTTAGTAACGGCTCTTGTACATTAACCGTTTTACCATAACTACAAACTCAAGGAGAGAAAGCAATGTTGTTTCAAGAAGCATTAGATTTATTGAAAGCTGGTGAAGTTGTTTGCCGTGCAGCATGGACTATTGAAGACGGTTACTTAACCTTCATGAAGGGTATGAGCCATGTATGGAAAATTGTACTTCAACCCGCTCCAAATGCTGGAAATTATATATTTTCTGTAGAAGATTTCTGCGCCAATGACTGGAAAAGGTTTGAATTACCACAGCCTCCAGTTGCAGAAGTTGCGCCAGAAGTAGCAGTTAAAGCTGCTTAATTAGCAAAAATAAAGGCGACTTTGACATAGAATTGTTGAAGTCGTTTTTTGGTACAAATCCGATTAACCCAAAGGACGGGGTAAGAGCATGGAAATTATTGCTGAACAGATATCAGTGGAAGATATTGATAGTATCAATGAAGCATTACAAGCACGTCTTGAAGAAGCTGGCATTGATGAAGCCGAAGT